GATAATGGTTGCTTGGTGTGGTGATGTATTAATAGAAGGTAACAGATGTTATCACACTGGTGCTCAAGCTGGAATTTATAACTGCGATGGTGGCGTTGTTATCCGTGGGAATGTGTTTACTATGTCAGATTATTTTATATTTGATAGCCAATATGATTTAGTAATATTTACGAATAATTTTGTTATAAATAAAAATGCTTCTCCTGAATATAGATATGGTATTGGTTATAATCATAATAATAGCTATGGAGAAGCACTTATTGCAAATAATGCGTTTATTACTGAGCTTCCAGTTGAAGATAATAATCAACCATCTAATGTAAATGTCATACGTATGCCATCTGAAGGAAGTCCAATTTTATGCACGGATAATATAGTTAAATTTATGGGTCAAGGCTCTGTCACGAGTCAATATATAGGGAAAGGGGATGGTTCAAGAACTAAATTTCTACTACCTAATAGACCCGTAGTGAATAATTCTGAAACGATATATATAAACGGAACTGAAACAACAGCTTATAGTATTGATTATCAAACAGGATTAGTCACATTTGATAGTGCGCCTGCTTCGGGCGCAACTATAACTGCTGATTATTCATATGAGAAAGTTGTTAAAACCCAAGTTATGATGTTTGGTGATATTTTACATGCTAGTTATTATAAGGATATAAAAGGAGTTGCAAAATACGACGAGGAGACATCTGAAATTAAGTTTATTGAGACAAATATTCGTAATGACGTAAATTCAATTAATGTATCATAAATCTTCGCCGTTTACAATCATCATAACCTAAAATAGGAGGAAATCTGAATGTCAAAACTTAAAGTTGATGAAATAGAAAATTTGGCTGACGGAGTTATGTTATGGGCTTAGTAGATTTTAAATTAGGGGACATCGGAGGCCTCTTTAAAGATTTGCGTGAAGCTATTACAGGCAAAGGCATTGAAGACCCAAATAAGAAAGCAGAAATCCAATTAAAACTAGAGCAGCTTGAACAGGCCATTAAACTTGGCCAAATAGAAATAAACAAGGAAGAGGCTAAAAATAAGAATATTTTCGTATCTGGAGCTAGACCATTCATACTATGGGTTTGTGGTGTTGCAGTGGCTTACAATTTTGTTCTTGCTCCGTTCTTATTCAGTGTTTTTAAGGCTTTTGGGATACAATTTGACTTGCCGACTCTAGATATGGGGGTCTTATTCAATTTGATGTCTTCAATGCTTGGGTTGTCGGCCTTGCGAACATACGAAAAGGTAAAGGGTGTGAATCATAAACACGAGTAATCGGAGGTTCTGGTGATAACTATTTATACTTGGGATAGTGAATCTGGCTTTATATTACATAAATCTTCTGGTGTTGCCATCGTAAATCAAAAGACATATAGGCAAAACGCTGTGCTTGTGGGAATTGATTATGTGAAGGGAGATGAAGCAATTTTAAAGTTATATGCTGATTTTAAGTATGTGGATGTACCTAAATCTTTCAGATTTTCTAAATTAGACAATAGTTACGTGAAGCCTTTTGAAATGTTCGTGGATGAGACTTGCTCTAGGCTTGTCCCTATACCTGTTCCGAAAAGTGTGGACTTTATAACATTAAATGTTGAGTTTATTGATTCAAGTGGTAGTGAGGGCTCCCTCGATGTATGGCTAAAACCAGACTATTTTGACTTTTAAATGGAGTTTGTATGATACAATCATTCTATAATGGCCATCGTAACTCTTACTTGTTTGATGTTGGAAGAGGTTTAATAAGCAATGCCTCTTCGCTTATCAAGATAGGAGTTAACTTCGACGTTGGCACGTCGATGGAAGTAGTTGCTCCTCAAGGCGGGCTTTTGTACTACTTGAACAATGAGGAGCAATTGAAAGTCGTGAGCTCTAGCACTAATGATGTGGGTGGAGTTAGAGTGCAAGGAACTGCTACAGGAGGCACTAATGAATATTTAGAGGATACTGACACTGACTTCGTATCGGTAGGCGTTCAGGTTGGCGACGTTGTGGTAGATGATACTACTTCGGCAATAGGTGTAATTTCCAATGTGGAGACCAACAGGCTTTATGTATATAAGTTCCAGTATAACGGAACTCGAGGTATTCAAGCTGGAGACTCTTATAGAGTCGTGTATGCAAATGGGATAGGAGCTGCTCTTGTGAGGTTAGAGGGTGTCGACTCAAATTATGACCTAATTCAAGACTGGATAGTGCTAAATGGAACTACTAGTGTTACAACTAATAAGTCATTTTTAAGAGTTAATAATGCCGAGGTATATTTAGCAGGTTCTTTAGGGCTTAACGATGGAGCTATATCAATCAAGGACAATGCTGAGTCTTATGAATTGCTACAAATATACCAAGGCCATAATAGGGCTTTAAATGGGTATTGGACAGTTCCTCGTGGTCACACTTTCTATCTCGTGCAAGGCTGTATATCTGAGGCCTCTAATAAAGGTGCCACTACATTCTTTTATATAAGGCCTTATGGCCATATATTCCAGCTGCGTTATGCCATTAATACTCTCGACGGAGCCACCTCTGTGACCTTTCCATGTCCTATGAGAGTGGACGAAAAATCAGACATAGAGGTTAGAGCCATCTCTAACCTAGGAGGCGCTAATATAGCAATCTCGCTACATGGTTGGTATGAAAGAGTGGGAGGATAAAATGAAGTTCTTAGAAACAATTCCTTATGACTATCCATTTGATGGACTAAAGCCAGGCGATGAGTTACATGAACGTATAGTAGACCGTGTGCTCGACTACGCCCAAATGTCAAAAGACGAGATTAGCAGGCGTTATGCTTCATGGCAAGAAATCGACCGTGTTCTCAATGCCTATATTCCGTTGGATGAGGAGGAAGAACGACTAAAAGAGGAAGACCCTACGAAGCCTGTATCTATAGTCTTCCCTTACACGTATGCTATAAAAGAAACCTTGCTAACCTACATTACGACAGCTTTATTGCAAGACCCAGTCTTCCAATATGAACCTGTCTCTCCTGAAGACATCATAGGAGCAATCCTTCTCGAGAAAAAGGTGCAGCTCGACTGTATTAAAAACAAAGTCCCCCTTGCCTTGCATGTAATGGTGAGTGATGCCTTGACCTACGGCGTGGGGTTCGTAGCCCCTACATGGACTCAAAGGTGGGGTGTGAAGCGTGGACGTTCCTCTACTAGCACCATCTTGGATTTCGTAACAAGTAGGCTTGAAAGGGAAGAGGAAGGCTTTGACCTCCTCTTCGAAGGCAACAAGCTAGTAAACATTGACCCTTACAAGGCTCTCCCAGACCCAACAACCTCTATCCACAATGTGCAGGATGGAGACTTCTTCGGCTGGGTAGATACAATAAGCTACTACAAATTACTAGAGATGGAAGGATTGGAAGGGGACTACTTCAACGTAAAATACCTAAAGCAATTGCCAAGTAAAAGGAGCGCAATAGTTAGCGGAGGTAGGGATATTGATACTGCGTTAAATAATTTAACACAGCAAAACCAGGTCGACGTAATCTATATGTATGTCAACCTTGTGCCTTCAGAGTGGGGACTTGGCGATAGTGAATATCCTGAGAAGTGGATGTTCGCTGTAGCAGCCGACTCTGTCGTCATTATGGCTAAGCCTCTAAACCTCAAGCATGGGATGTATCCAGTGGCTGCCTGCGCTCCTGACTTCGACGGATATTCTGTCGCTCCTTTAAGTCGTCTCGAGACGCTGTATGGCCTCCAAACCACAATCGACTTTCTCTTCAACTCTCACATAAAGAATGTCCGCAAAGCTATAAACGACATGCTGGTGGTCGACCCTTACCTCATCAATATACGTGACTTAAAGGACCCAAAACCTGGCAAACTCATAAGGACTCGTCGGCCAGCTTGGGGCAAGGGCGTTAAAGACGGAGTAATGCAACTTGTTGTAAACGACATCACTCGTAGCAACATTGCAGATACGAGTTGGATAGTTCAATGGATGAACTATGTAAGTGGAGTTGACGAGGCTATGATGGGAGCTCTTCGTAAGGGTGGCCCTGAACGTCTTACAGGGACAGAGTTCCAAGGGACGAGGGCAGCTGCTCTTGGCCGTCTCAAACGCATGTCCGATGTAATTTCATTGCAAGCAATGGTTGACATTGGTTATTTTTTTGCGTATCATACACAGGAATTGATGACGAACGAAACGTATGTGCGAGCGACAGGTCGTTGGCAAGAAGTCCTTCTCAGGGAATATGGAAGCGACTTCGTGAAAGTGAGCCCTATGGACTTAGACGTCGACTTTGACGTTATCCCAAGGGATGGCAACGTTCCTGGCCAACAATCTGCCCAAGCCTGGATACAATTACTGCAGGTATTGCTATCAAATGAGGAAGTCTATAGAACATTTGACATAGTTCGTATCGTAAAGCATATAGCGAGGGAGCTTGGGGCAAAGGACGTCGAGGCATTTGTTCGTAAAACTTCAATCCAGCCTCAAATGATGCCTGACGAACAAGTCATACGAGAGGCTGAGAAAGGTAACTTAAGACCTGTAGGAGCACTATAATGGAATTGAAAGCAACTTTAGGCCAATGGAAGGACTTTACAGAGTCTATTATATGGCGGGATATACAGGCTGAACTGCATGCCTGGCTAAAGGATACGTGGGAGCTCTTAGAACGTGAGGACGTCGACTGGGAAACTACCATGCTTCTGCGTGGTAGGGCAAGAGCTATTAGGGAGATGCTACAACTCCCTGCAAACATTATAGCTTATTTGGAGGAGAAAAATGGCACTGAATGTAAATCTTCCAGATGATTCTACCTTGATAAGTCAATTTGATGACTTTCTAAGGGAAACTCGAAGGTATATAAATGACCTCGAAGCAGTGCTCGGACAGAATACCTTCACTCTAACTAACTTAACAGTTACAGACGGAATCTTAAACGTGTTAAGCGATTACATAGACCCTCAGTATGCAGACTTATCGAATGTAAATCTAGAGTTGGTTGTAGCTACTGCGGCGTCAGCTGAGTCGCTCTCAGCTATGTATTATGGAACTGAGGGGCAAATTAAGGTGTTCATTATGAATACTGACAACCTGACCTTCTTGAAGGAAGACACTTCTGAGGGCTACTTCGAACTGAATTCACCTGACAACTTCGAACCTAAGACTGGTGACATAATAGCCTTTGTAAATATAGGCGGCGATGGAGGCAATGAAAGTCATGGATATTGGAAAGAGTTAACCAGAATACTTAAATATTAAAGGAGGTAAGAAATGGGTGATTTGAACCAAATAGCTACTGAATTAGAGCAAGGAAGCCAGGACCTGATTGGTGAGCCTTCTACTGATGAGAATCTTGAAGGTATGGATAATGAAGCTGTAGAGGGTGAAGAGCAGGAACATGCTGTAGAAGGTGAAGAGCAGGAATTGGAGGGACAGGAGGGTCAAGGAGGACAGGAAGAGCCTGAGGAACAAGGCAAGTTAAGCGAGCCTGGTGACAAGGACGAATACATAAACAATCTAAAGTCCGAAATCGATACGCTTAAAAGCCAACTGGAGCTGTTATTGAAAATGCAGAAGGGCGAGGACATTAGTAGTGAGTCTAAGACCGAACCCGAGAGTGAGCGCCCTAAAGTGGACATTGATGTGACGGTTGACGAGGACACCTACGACAAAATCCTAGAAAGCCCTGAGTCCTTTGCTAGATGGGCAAAAGACTTTGCCAGTAAAATCGCTGATAGGACTCTGGAGGCTGTCTATCAGAATGTCCCCGAACTCATTCGCAAATATGCTGACGAAACTGTCACGGTTCGCACTTATGCTCAGCAATTTTATAGGGATAATCCTGACCTTGAGCCTTACAAGACCGAGGTGGCGAGAATAGCTAATGTAATAGCGCAAGCCGAGCCTAACTTGCCTTACGATAAGTTTTTCAAAAAAGTGGCAGATTATGCTCGTTACTTTCTTGGCCTTTATAAAAAGACAGAGGAATCGCAACAACAGCGACAAAAGAAGGGCGGCAAACCTGCCTTGCCAAATAAGCCTATGGGTGGAAGGCGTAAGCCTGAGACCATAGATGGAATGGAAAAAGAAATTCTTGACCTTATAAACTCACTTTAAAGGAGGTTGCTTATGGCTACTTTAAGTTATCAAAAAAGAACTATGGGTGAACAAGTGTTGGACAATGTAAAGTTTGTGTCCGCAGACTATGCAATGAGCGAGAATGACCAGAGTGTATATGTGGACGCAAGTGGTGGCAACGTAACTATCACTTTGCCAAATGTGGCAGAGGCTAAAGGCCGTATTTATTGTATCGTAGTCACAGCGGTCGATACTACGACTGTAACCGTGACTGGCAAAGGCGATACTTTGACATCCTTTAGTGATGTAACCCTAGATGCGGCTGGTGCAGAGGCTGTCCTTTATAGTGACGGCATTAATTGGCATAAACTCGTCTAAAACAAATTTTAAATAAGGAGGTTTAGCTATGACTACATTTCTTGGAATGAGAGGAACTGGCGACTGGCAAACTGACCAAAGACCTAAAAATTGGCGTGAAACTATTCTCTATCTCTACCCAAATGGCAGTGCTCCGCTGACTGCCATTCTATCTAAAATGATGTCTGAGAAAACAGATGACCCTCAATTCTATTGGTGGACAAAAATGCTTGACAATCAGGGTGGGGAGCTTAGTGGAGTCTATGGCGATGCAGGGCTTTCGAGTGACCCTGGGTCAACAATTGCTGCGGGCAAAGTTCTCTATGTGAAGGTTAAGGAAGATGTGGCTTCTCACTTCAGGGCTGGCCATCAGGCCTTATTGAGGGCATCGAGTGATAACTCCGAAGATTGCAACGGCAAGGTATTGGACGTCGTAAAGAATGGTGACAACTCCTATATCGTCTTCAAAGCGTTGCAGGCCTCAAGTGGCGACCCACAAGCTGACTTCAATCGTATTCTCGTAATCGGAAACATTAACCCTGAGGGTGCTCCAACTCCCGATGCCATCACCTATGACCCAGTAAAATGGTTCAACTACACTCAGATATTCCGCACTCCACTCTCAATCACTAGAACTGCTCGCCAGACAAGGCTAAGGACTGGCGACCAATACAAGCAGGCTAAGGCTGAGGCCTTGGAAATCCACTCCATCGAGATGGAGAAGGCCTTCCTCTTTGGCTATCCAAGTGAGCAAATAGGCTCCAATGGGAAGCCTGAACGCACTACGATGGGTCTAATCAATGCCATTCGTGGTGTCGCTTCTTTTGATGGCTATCCAGGGGACGGCTACGCTGGAGTCGTGAGCGACTTCCCATCCACTCATAGTGGAGTGACCTGGCTAGATGGTGGCGAAGATTGGATTGACGAGCAGCTAGAGCGCATCTTCCGCTATGGCGATACTGAAAAGCTTGGCCTTTGTGGTAATGGCGTCTTGCTTGGCATCCAGCGTCTTGTGAAGAACAAAGGAAACTTCGACTTCAAGCCAACAACTGAGGCCTACGGAATTCGTGTGACTAGGTGGTATACGGTATTTGGCACTGTCAACCTCGTATCTCATCCGCTCTTCAACCTCGAACCCTCTCTTAGAAACACCTGTGTAATCTTCGAACCTCGTAATCTCCGCTATCGCTATATCCAGGACACAACCTTCTACCCTGCCGACCAGAAGAGAATGTCTGCTAATGGCGGCCGTATTGATGGAACAGTGGAGGAATTCCTAACTGAGGCTGGCCTCGAATTCCATAATCCTATTGGCTTTGGCTTGCTAACTGGCTTCAATATTGACGGTTAATGAGGTGGTAGCCACGTGATGTGGCTACCCTATGTTAAAAATTTTAACACAGGGAATCGAGCTATGAACCTGCAAGAAATTCGTAGCATAGTAAGGAAAGAGAGTGGACGCTATGACCTCTCAGATGGTGAGCTTAACAATTTTATTAATAAGGCGCAGAGGTGGCTTGATAGGCGGACGGAGCACTTCAAGGAAGTGGCAAGGGAAATTACTACAGTCTCTGCAGGCGACTACTTTGTCAAATTCGCTGAATGTCGTGTAATCAGTAGCGTCCTTATAGGCAGTTTGGATGGCCTTACTGAGTTAGAGAGGAAAGATTTAAAGGAATTGAAGCTCCTTTATAAACAAATGTATTCCAAAATCCAGCAAGGACGTCCAACAACATATGCTCCTGCCTACCTACGAGCCCATAACATTGAGGATGGCTACATTGGCTATTTAGACGTAATGAGTGATTGGCGAACCTATAATGGCATAATACTTATGCCACCAGCCAATGGGGATTATCATGTGGAAGTGTGGGGGAAGTTCTTCACTAAGCCCTTACAAAATGATGAAGATGAGAGTTTTTGGTCTATCGAAGAGCCTTTAATTTTGGTAAAGGCTACCTTACGTGAAATCGAGGTATTTTATAGAAATACCCAGGGCGTCAATGATTGGACTAATGACCTTATGCAGGACCTTTACCTAATGGAATGTGACTTTCTAGACGACGATGTTGGACGCTTTGACCAATTGGAGGGTTAGTTATGGAGCAATTAGAGCAAAGAATAAGGCAGTTGGAGCGTAGACTCCTTCGAGTGCCTAAACAGCAAATCATTAAGGTGGTGAATCCACCTGTTCCAATCGACCTATATTGCAATATTCCTACGTCTAATGGCATAATTGGGAGGGTATTCATTCCTTTCAACTGCACTCTACAGCGTCTCTATATTCATGTGGGAGATATGGGAAAAGCTAAAATTCTAAACTTCTATGCCCGAATAGCTAATGATGATAGAGAAACTAGGGAAAATATTGCTGTAACGAAGAGTCATACTTATGTTGGCACTCCTTTTAGAATCGAGAGAGGGTCACGTATAACTTTTGCAATCGACAACGACGAGCCTATGGATATTAGGGACATATGGATAAGCGGCATGCTCTATGTTGACTTAGGGGAGTGTGAAAAGCGGCTAATGGAGGTAAAGGATGAGGCTACTTAGGAAAGTATACCCCTTCGAATTTGGCCTTAAGCCCTTCATTAATCAGCCTCCAGATAGTGCTTATCTAACTATATGTAAGGGAGTAGAGGCCACTGAAAAGTTCTTACGACCGAACACTTCGATTACTACTATACTAAGTGCCAATTCAAGCTATCCACGTCTGCTATCTAACAATTATAAATTGTTATTACTAGACGATTATAGCATTTATGAAGTAAACGCAGACTGGTCACTGACTAAAGTTGGCAACGTACTGGCTGGCGACTATTGGACTTATGCTGACTTTCAAAAATATGCCATTCTGTCAAATGGCCAAGCTAATTACGAATATGTAGATGGTCAAGTAAGCCCTACAACCAACATGCCCACATGTAGGAGTTTCTGTCGCTTTCGTGGTCGCATAGTTGGTGGTGGCGTCCTTAGCCAATGGCACGATTGTGATGAGGGCTATGTTGTATGGAGTGATATTGGTAGTAAGTCTTTTGACCTAAATGCAAGGAATGAAGCTGGCTACATTAATGCTGAGATTGGAGAGGTGCTGCGGGTCGACTCAGACGACGAATTCGTCTATTGCTATGGAACAGATGGAGTGGCCGTCCTATGGCCTCACATGCAGACATTTGGGTTTAAGAAGGTATCGAACAAAGGAATTGGGTTTGAAGGGAGTGCGTGCCGAAATCTCTTTGTCGATTCTACTGGCACTATGTGGGTGGTTAATAAGGGAGTTGTTCAAGAGGTTGGATTCCAATACTTGTTCGAAGGCCTTGACATAGCTATAGAAT